AATTGTTTTTGACTCTGGTGGTGGTGGAAAACAACACGCTGATCGTTTGCGAGCATCTGGCTTAAATGTTCGAATTGTCAATTTTGGTTCGGCGGTCAAAGCTCAAATTCAACCATCTGGAAAGCTGAAATCAGTCAGCCAACGCGAACGTGAAGACTTGGAACACTACGAATATGTGAATCGACGTGCCCAAATGTACCATTTGATTCGGCTGAATATTGACCCCGGTAACGGTTTGATATGGGCAATACCAAGAAAATTTGTCAAACTAAGGCAACAGCTTGCCCCCATCCCTTTGTTGACTGATGAAAAGGGGCGGTTGTGGTTACCACCTAAACGGCCAAAATCAACAATCACCTATGAAGGTGAACGAAAAAAAGTCACAACACTCTATGACTTGCTGAAGCGAAGCCCTGACCATGCTGACGGGGCTGCCATGCTTCGGTGGGTTCTATCAAATCCCAAAAGACAAGTCAGGGCGGGGGCGGCATAACATGGAACAACTAAAACAAGCCCCTTCTGATTTACCTAAACGTCTTGACGTTTTCGCCAAAGCTGTTCAGATTGAAAATGTTGATCTTGATTGGCGTGCTTACTTCATTTCGTTTTGTGAAGCCCACGGTTCACCTGTTCAATATGGTGGACGTTTGCTGTTTCCTGATGGTTGGACCTATTCAGCAACTGATTACCATGGTCCTGAATGGCCACCACCAACAAACAAAAAAGAACTTCAAGACATCAAAAGGCAATACAAGCTGATCAGAAGGGCGGGTTTGAAAGTTGCAATTCATAGACTTGAAACACAACTTGAATCTTTGCGAAGAATGCAAGAAGTTCGCCCTGTTCCTTTAATGGCTCGTGGTCTTGTTGAAGACAGCGAAACAGGAAATGTAGCAATTCGCTCAATGCCGATTGATTTTCAAGCTTTAGAAATTAGGCTAGAACTGTTAAAAACTGAATTCGAAAGCTTGCCACAACAAGCTGATGTTGATCCTGATTTACTTTGTTCACTTTGCGAACTCTCAACAGAAGATGTTAAAGACTTCGGTTGCCCTGTTTGCCTTGGTTTGGATTGCCCAAATGCCTACTGACTGGAAATCTGTTGCTGACCCCGGTCTTATATTGAATCAATTCGGTTTTGATCCAATCATGGTCAACCAACTTCAAGCTATAGCAAACGCAACAGGTTGGCGTCAGCGTTCTCAGCGTGGCTATCGTCCGCAATTGATGCAAGATCGTGACCTTGAAGACGAAGCTGGCTGGCCTAAAGATGTTTCGATTGAAGAATATCGAAACATGTATGAGCGTTTCGGGATTGCTTCGCGTGTAGTTAATATCTTTGCTGAAGAATCTTGGAAGAAATCGCCAAGCTTAGTTGAAGATGACGACCCATCAGTAATGACACCGTTCGAAATGAAGTTTCAAGAACTTGATACTGAACTATTCGGTGAAAGCTGGCACCGTGACGACACTGGCGAAGTCACAAACATTTGGTCAATACTTCGCGAAGCTGACAAAAAATCAGGGATTGGACACTATAGCGTTTTGTTTCTTGGCTTTGATGACAACGAAAATTTGTCAGAACCGGTTGCCGGTCTTGATGAAAACGGATTGAGTAAAGTTGCCCCCCTTGACCGTTCAAAGCTTCGTCAAGAATCAACAAACATCAAAGCATTAACTGAAGAAAAAGCTGAATCAGTCAATGACAGCATTGACAAACACGCTGAAGAGATTTCAAAAACTGAAGACAAGCCCTTATCTGATGATGAACTAAGCGTCAACGAAGACGGTGAAGAAACAAAGCTTCTTTATCTTCAGGTTTATGACGAATCTTTGGCAAAGATTTCTGGATGGGAAACGGACAAAACAAGCCCCCGTTTTGGTTTGCCAACCAAATATCAAATTACAATCACTGACCCAATGATTGAAGCTGATGTTGCGGCACAACAGTCAACTGAAATGATTGAAATTCATTGGACGCGGGTCATTCACATCAATGAAAGGAACCTATCAAGTCGAGTCTTCCACAAGCCAAGAATGAAAGGCGGTTATCACCACCTGATTGATTTGTTGAAAGTCTTCGCATCATCGGGCGAAGCTTATTACCAAACAGGTTTCCCAACAACCTTTTTTGAAACACACCCACAACTAGGCGGTGACGTTCTTGTTGACACCGATGGCTTAAAAGACCAATGGGGACGAAACAGAAAAGGGCTTGAAAGGGCAATGGTTTTGTTGGGCATGACGGCAAAGCAAAACGCACCGGCAACAACTGACCCCAAATCATTGATTGACTTGTTGCTGATGTGTCTTTGCATTGAACAAGGAATTCCGTTGACTGTCTTCATTGGTGACCGTCAAGCGGCATTCAGTTCAACAAGCGGCGGTTCAGACAATGAACGTGTTTGGGATGAAAGAGTTAGAGAACGTCAAATTCACCATGTCACGCCCAATATCATTTATCCTTTGGTGAATCGTTTGATTCAAGTTGGTGTCTTGCCACCACCTGAAAAGGGTTATTCAGTTTCATGGCCGAACCTAACTAACAAGACCATGGAACAAAGAGCAACGGCGGTTGACTTGCTGGTCAAAGCTATTGCCTCATATCTGACCAGCGGGGCGGCTGAGTTAATACCACCAAGCGTATTCTTAACCCATGAAATGTTTCTTGATTTGCCAGACGATGAAGCTGATATGATTTTGCAAGCGGCCCGTGATTTACTGGCAAGTGAAACCGATGATGAAGGTTTTGAAGGTTCTGATTCTGAATTCGGCCCCCATCCAGAAAACGAAGAAACTTCTGATGAAGAAATTGAATTCGACGATACTGACGTTGAAATTGAATTCGATGTTGATGAAGACGATGAAATTGAATTTGATGAAGACGCTTAAAAGTTAAACGCCAATGCCCGTAAAAATCCCACACCATCAACTTCATGCTGACCCTACTTTGTCAGGGTTGTTGCGTCGAAAGTTCATTGCTGAAATGAACAGGCGGTTCAGAACCTTTGAAAAAGAACTGACGCGGGTTGTTCGTGACAACGATGATTTTGCTTTGGGTAAAAACAATGGAAGAACAGTCAACGCAAGATTTGACTTTCTTGATGACCCCGCAAAAGTCAACGCTTTTCGTCAACTGATCCAACAGCAATCTGGTTTGATTACTGGTCAACCAAAAGGTGATGAAGAATGGTGGGATGACTACATTCAGCAAGCTTATATCAAAGGTCAGGGCAGGGCGTTCGAACAATCTAAAGCCCAAATGAATGACCAAGACAAACTTGATTTTTATGAAGGTTCGAAGAAAGACTTTTTGACGTCAAGTTTTGGCAAGCCAGCCAGTCAACGGAAAGTGAAGCTTTTGGCCGGGCGTGTCTTCAGCCAGCTTTCAGGCGTCACGGCTTCGATGGAAACTGAACTAACTGAAATCTTTACTGATGGGATGATCAACGGTGAAAGCCCGGCGAAGATTTCAAAGAACATTCAAACGCGAATGAAGAAACTTTCCAAGCGTGCCCACACTTTAGCCAGAACTGAAATCACGCGGGCACATGGTGAAGGTCAGTTGCAAAGCCTTGAAGACTTAGGTGTGACTGAAGTTGGCGTCATGGTCGAATGGTCAACAGCGGGTGATTCAAGAGTTTGTTCAAAGTGCAAACCGATGGAAGGGGTTGTTTTCAAAGTCGAAGAAGCATATGGCTTGATTCCAAGACACCCAAATTGCCGTTGTGCTTTTATTCCGGCAAATGTTGGTGAATCAACCCAAGGTCAAAAAAGAAAAATCACCGAAGCTAAAAAGGCAATTCAAGCAAGTGTCAAAGCTGAAATTCCAGTCATTTCAGGAATGGCTGAGAAGCAAGCAAAGAAGTTGACCATTCAAGAAACAGCGGGCGAAATGTCAAGCCGGAATTATGAACTTGAAAAAGTGCTTGACTATGACTTGAAAAGAAAGCTTGCAAAATATGAAGTCACAAACCCTGAAGGGCAGAGGGTTGAAATGACTTCGCGAGATATTCAGAAAGTTCTGACAACTGAACAACCAATCAGATCAGTTGAACGTCAAGCTGAATTGACTACTTGGAAAGGCCCTGACACAAAAATCACCAAAAGACCAAAGCCAGCGGTCACGGCTGAAGAAGCGATTCAAAAAGAGGCTTCACGAAAAAAGGGCGGCAAAGCCACAAAGCCAACGCAAGGGGCTGGAAATTTAGCAAAGAAATCGTCAAAGCTTTTCACAAGAAAAAACAAGCTCAAAAAACCGATTGTTCGTACATTGATGAACCGCTATGAAAAAGCTTTTAAAAGTTCAAAGCGTGAAGGCAAAGCGGCAAAGCTTCAGCACATTATTGATTTGATGTATTCTGAAGGGGTTGTTCTTCAAGGCAAAGGCGTCAATGCTGTTTGGGTTGACCGAAAATATCCTGACCAAAAAACCCCGGCAAGCACAAGATGACAGCTATTTCAAGCCACATCTTCACCGACACTGAAACAAAGCTTTATTCTGTTTTGTGTGATGGTCGGCGGCACACTAAAGAAGACCTTCGGAAATTAGTTGATCCTGATGAAATCATTGACTTGTCAGCCATTCAACCGCATATCTCAAGAATGCGGCGAAAATTAGAACTTGAAAACACTGGTCATGGTATTGTTTGCGAACTATACCAACGCAAAGTTCACTATCGTTTGATTCGCTTTGTTGGTGGAACTGAAGGCTGAAAGCCTTAGCCTTACATTTGTTCACTATACTCTTGACCATTTCAAAGATTCAATTTATCGTTGAATCATGTTTGAACAGGTAACAGTCAACAACGTGGGCGTTTGTCGTCAAGAAGTTCTTGACGGTCGAAAGTATTTTGTTGCACCCATGACAATGATTGTGCCCGGCGTTTTGCCCGGTTCAAAAGGCCCCCTTCTTTATCGTTTGGAAGATATTCGAAACACGGTCAAAGCTTGGAACAATGTTCCAATCACAAAAGGTCACCCAAAAGAATCAGGCAATTTTGTTTCAGGGCGGAACCCCAAGATTCTTGAAAAATACGGTCTTGGTCGGGTTTTCAATGCTCACATCGAAAATAACGAACTAAAGGCTGAAGGCTGGTTTGACATTGAAAACGTCAGACGGAAAGCCCCCGAACTGATTGGTTATCTGTCTTCAAACCAGCCAATTGAATTGTCAACCGGGCTTGACACGCAACAAGTCGATGGCCCCGGTACATTCAACGGCGTTGACTATACGGCTGTTGCTGCTGATCATCGACCCGATCATTTGGCTATTTTGCTTCACGAAAAAGGGGCTTGTTCCCTGAATGACGGTTGTGGCTTGAACGTCAACAGCCAAATCTTAAAAACTTTAAAAGAAGAAGAAGGTTTGAACATGGCCCGCAAATACGAAGAATTGACCGGAAACGCAAAAGACCAAGTTGACACATTGACTGTCAATTGTGCTTGCTGGAAAGACGGCAAGGAAACCTTGGCGTCAATGTCTGATGCTCAAATTGATTCAATTTACAACGCTGAAACGGCTGACGCTGAAGACATCGAAAACGCTGACGATGACGACAAGAAGAAGAAGCCCGCGTTTTTGGAAAACGCAAGTGATGAAGAGTTGAAAAAAGAAGTCAACAAGCGTGGCTTGAACAAAAAGACTGACAACTCTGAAACTGATGATGAAAAAATGGCCAAGCTTCGCGAAGCTCAAAACAAAACCAAAAACGCTGAAGAAGAAGAAGAAGAAGAAAAACCAACGGCTAACCTTTCTGACGAAGACCGTTTTGCGGTTGAATGGGCGAAAAACCAACGCACCAAAGCCCGCGTTGCTATCGTCAACGAACTGACAGCGAACCTTTCAGGGACAGAACGAAAAAACCGCGTTGAAATGCTTCGCGGCAAATCGCTTGAAGAACTTGAAGACCTTCAAAGCGTTCTTGTCAACTTCGGTGTTGCTCCAACAAACAACACGAACAACAACGGTCAAGTTGCCCAAACTGTCAATGGTGAAACCGTGACGGGTGAACGTGCTTCAACAGTCAACCGGCTTCGACAAGTTGCGGCGGCCAACTATGGCGGCATTGCGGGTGGTGTTGTCACAAACGCAAAACCAATTGACCACCAAAAAGATGAAGACATTGGAGAAATGACAGCTAATGTTTTGACCTTCAATGAGCCTGAAAAAAACAAAGAGTAAATTCGGCTTACTCTCATCCAGAAAAACGGACTGATAAAAAGGCAAAGCTTTCGGTTCAAAGTATTAAAAGTCAAAGCATATCATTAAGGAATAAAACCAATGACTGATTTTCATATTGCAAATCACAAAAGCATTGTTCAGGCTGCTCCTGAACCGCGTGGCATTTTTCGGAATGGCACAATTAAAGGTGCTTATTTGCCCGGTTCATTGGTTGATCGTGACCCAACTGTTGCACGCGGTGATAATGGTCAATGGACTTACCGACCTGCAACACCGGGTGGTGATGGGTTGCCTTCAGTGATTCAAATTCTTTGTGAACGCTTAACAGGTCACAATTCAGATGTGGCTTATGAGGCTGGTGAAATTGGTCGCTTGTATATCCCTGCTCCCGGTGAGCTTTTGTATGTCCGCGTTTCAGCAGCAGGAACAGGAACAGGTGATTCAGTTGCTGATGGTGATTATCTTATCGTTGACAATGCTTCAGGGTTGTTAATCGCAACAACTGGAACACCAGCATCTAAGCCATTTCGAGCGGCTGAAGCTGTTACTGACGTTACAGCAGCAGGGACTTTAGTATTGTGCGAATACACTGGTCACTAAGATCGGCAAATAATTACTGATCAGCGTGTAACTTACTCAACTAAAAATCAAAAAACTATTGGAGATATTAAAATGCCTGCAACTCAAGATTATCTGTTTGCCGGTCAAGGTTTTGGCGAGTTCGGGCAGCACTTCGCTCGTTCTGGTTTTGATCAGAATCTTTATCGACCATTTATTGATGGTCGTGGACAGCTTTCATGTATTGTCAATATGGGTTCAATTGCAAATCCAAAATTAGAAAAGCATTCAGTCAAAGACTTGCGTGATGCTGGTTTTCCAGTTGTCAACGCGGCCACGACACTTCGCAAAGACGATTGGATTCGCTTTGATAATCGCTTGCGTGAAGTCGCCAAGCCCCGTTTGCGGGCATGGACTGATTTAGCGGGGGCGTCTTCAATGTCAGGGTTTGACGGTTATTCAGCCTACACGCATGAACGCGAAGCCATCAGTTCAGGCGGGCGGGCTTATGTGGACATGGACGGCATGACTGAAGGTCAAGGTGACAACCCCTTGTTCCTTTTGGATTCCACACCGTTGCCAATCACTCATTCGTCTTTTTGGATGCCGAAAAGGACGATTGAAGTCAGCCGGGCAAAGGGAACCCCACTGTCAACACGTCAATTGACGTCATGTACTGAACGGGTCACTGAAACCGTTGAACGTACATTGATCGGAACTTTGACAGGTATGACTTTCGGAACTGATTCACGTCATCGGCGTGATTCACGGGTTTGGGGTTACTTGAATTTCCCTGATCGTATGACGTTGAACACCATGACAACGCCAAATTCAGGCGGTTGGACTGGCAACACTTTGGTCACCGAAGTCTTGACCATGATTGATAACTTGGCAGCAACCGGGAAATATGGCCCGTTCATGCTTTACCACTCAACTGACTTCAGTCAGATCATGGGGAATGACTACAGCTATACAGGTGGTAATCATTCACACATGACTGTTGCCCAACGCTTGCGGGGAATTGATGAAATTCGCGACGTCAGACGTCTTGATTTCTTACCAGCGGCAACAAACCCGTGGACGATTGTACTTGTTGAAATGAGTGAAAACACGGCGGTTGCTATTGAAGGAATGCCTTTGCGTGTTCTTCAATGGGAAAGTCACGGCGGCGAAAAGATTCACTTCAAAGTCATGACAATCATGGTGCCTGAATTGGCAAGTGATTACAACGGTTCTTGTGGTATTGGAGTGATGACCACAAGTTAAACTTCAGCGAAAGTATCAAGCCCGGCAAACTACGCCGAACCTTCAGCTTCGGGTTGCCAAAACAGCCCGAAGCTTTTTCTATCCCGAAACCTTATTTTGAAAGTCAACCACAATGGCAAGAACGAAAACAGCGGCAAAGAAGAAGACAGAAAAAAAATTCAAATTTCGCGTGCTGTCAGGCTTTCACATCGAACGTGAAGAAAACCCTGACTATGACCCGAAGATTCATGAAGAATCAGCCAAGTTCAGGCAATTACGCTACGGCAAAGGTGATGTTTTTGAATCTGATGTCGATTGTGTCAAACGATACAACACAAACGATTCGAAAAAATTCGCTTACTTCGGCCAAGAGACTGACGAAGAAAAGCAAGTTGGGAACCCAATTCAAAACTTGCGAAACATGACTAAGTCCCAATTGCTTGAAGTCGCAAAAGATGAAGGGGCTGAATTTACAGCTTCGATGAATCGTGCTGAACTGTTTCAAGCTGTTGTTTCAACAATGCTGACCAAAGCAACTGAACCCGATTCAGACGAAGTTGACGGCCTTGAAGGGGCGTTTTCTGAAGAAGAACTTGAACACGGTGGAAGCGGTGAAGACGGGGTTGAATAAGCCAAACAGCTAAAACGCAACGCCAACCAAAACCCTTTGAAAAGTTTTACTGATGCCCCGAACAGACGAAGACGAAGTTCAATCATTACTTGGTGCCCAATATTATGGGTCATCAAGTCTGACAATCTTTATTGGTATAGCTAACAAGCTGACAACACGAATGAATACTTGTGCCGTCAGCAAAGGCTATTCATTTGATTCTGACGAATTACGCTATATTGAAGCCCTTCTTGCGGCACATGCTTATGGTTTGTCAGATCAGTTTGTGACTTCAGAATCAACTGACGGGGCTTCAGCAACTTATCAAGGCCAAACAGGGATGGGCTTACAAGCTTCGAAGTTTGGTCAGACGGCTTTGATTATGGATCATTCAGGTTGTTTGAAAGCTTTGACTGAAGGAAACAGGGCTTCAGCGGTGTGGCTTGGAAAGAACGTCAAGAATGTCGATGACTCCTTGGGAACAGCTTCAGGAGATCGATAAATGCCGCCTTTGGAGCTTCGCGATTTACGTCAAACAATTACTTATTATCCATTTGTTAAAATAGCTGGTGATGGTCAAGTTGAAGTTGGTTCAGGAATTGAAAAATCAGCACGCTATTTGATCAAGCAAATTCACACTAAAAAACAAGGAAATCAACAAGAAGAAATCACTTATGATGGAACATTGATTTTAGGATTCTCAGCATCAATCAATTCTAAAGTTGATATCGAAGGTGAGATTTATTTGATTAAAGACTCTTCAATCGTTCCAAACATCAAAGCAAGAAGAAACAGATACAAGCATTTTCTACAAAAGGCGTGACATGCAACCACACACCAAAAGACAACAAATTTCCAAATCAAAAACGGGAAAACTCGACTCAACCGATTGGCGAAAAATTGGCACTGGTGCGGCTGTTGCCGTATTAGGAGCTATCTTAACTTATGCAACTGAAATCATTCCTGATCTTGAGCTTGGCGATTATGGTCCAATGCTTGCGGCTGGTCTTGCTGTACTCGTCAACGTCATTAGAAAAATTCTCACCGACAATTCAAATAATGATGACGGCACTCATCCAGAAAACAATGGAAATTCAAACGGTGGTGGTATTTTTCCAGTCTCGATTTTGCTCGCTTTTATTCTGTTTTTCTGGATGGGTTCAGGATCAAGCCCAAACAGTGCTTTGATTTCAGCAGAAACCCCATCAGTTTCAACCACAAACAGTTCAAATCTAAAACCTGATCCAATCATCGTTGGACACACCAAAGCGACAACAGGAGCTTTGATAGTTCTGAAAGCTGATGTTGTCGCTGACTTCTATGATTGGAGTGTTGACACGACTTTAGTGACTATTCCAAATGAGGAAGCATCAGCTAGCCTTTCAGATGCTGTTGAACTTCTTCAATCGGCTGGTTTTACTATCGAAAAAAACTCTGAAAATGACTCGCAATTTTATGTTGTATTAGATAACGGAAAAGCTATTGTTTTGGCAAGTTATCCCGGAACATGGCAAGTCAACCTTGCTGTTTCAAATGCTTCAGGTGTTTCTCAGAGATCACATAAAGTCGTTGTCAGACCTATTGGTTTGCCTGATCCACCAAAAGACCCTGATGATGGTGAAGGCGATGATGACGACCCCGATCCTGAACCAGACCCTGACCCACCAAAACCACATGATTTCAAATTAGGACCACAAATCAAAGCTTTGATTGATGATATCCCGCAAGCAACCCTTGATCGTGAAGCATCGTCAGTTCGAAACGCATTAGCTAACGCTGCTGACGCTGCTTTTCGTGGTGATTTTACGACAACAAAAGAAGCTGATGCTTCAGTCTCGAAAGCCTTTACTGACTTGATCAACCAAAACTTGTTGACAGTGAAAGATTGGAAGGCTTTCGGCATCGGAATCAATGAGCTATTCAGTGCTTTAATCGCTAGTGGTGAAATTCAATCAGTCGATGATTGGGGTTTGGCATTACGTGAAGTTGTAGGTGCAATGTAATGAGCAAAAAACGAGCTAAAAGAAAACAACGTCAGTATGTTCGCAACTTGCAAAACATTGGTCAAAAAGATTTGACTGAACGGCGTTCTGACTTTACACAATTCCTGTTTCAAACTGGTCATCTTGAAGCACCTTTTGGAATTCCTTCAGGTTTCAATCCTGACAAAGATGACCCATTTGGAATAGATCAAAAATCAGATATTTACAAAGACGCTGTTAGAAGTTGGAAGACCATTGAACAGCGTCTTGACCCATTTTGTGAAGCAAGATATGGCGAAGCGTCAAAGCTTGATGACGAAATTGGTCCTGCAACTCTTGATGCTCAATATCTCTTGCGATGTGGAGCAAAAGACCACGACAAAAACAAACCTTCAAACATCCAAACAGCTTATGGTTCTGGCAATTGGAAAGGTTGCCATGACATAGGAGATTTTCACGCTGTCAATGTTGTTGAAAGACAAGGACCACCAGCGTTTTTAGCCCCACTTTGGGAGCAAGTTAAAGAAAACGTCATTGAAGCTTATGCAGAAGTTGGACTTCGTGTTTTCTTTAATAAACCTGATGCACCGGCAAACACACACCTTGAGTTTGTTAATCAATCTGACGGTTGGATTGGCTTAGCGATTGTCTGTAATAATTGCACATGCTCGTCAAGCCCGATTTTTAACAGATACTTAGCAACTTATCGTGGTGGCTCAACATCAACAGCGATAATCCAACAATGGACAAGCTTAGTCAAACATGAACTTGGTCATAACACTGGAATGAGTCACACACGCGGCGGTGTTATGAATCCTTCAATTGTAAATGGACTTCCAATCAGTTGGCGAAACGATCCAGCTTGGAAAATGTTGGTAGCTCGTTTTGGTGGTGTTCCTGTTCCACTTGATAATGACCCTGAAACTTATCGTTTAGTATTTGCTCGCGAGTACGCAGACGGCAGACTTGAAAAGTGGAAAGACGTTCCAAAATCAGCAAGCTTATTTCCATTTTAATTAAAAGTTTGACTTGACCTTGGACGTGTCTAACTAAAGTAAAATTCAAACAACAAAACCTTTAAGAGAAAAGAGCAACCAAAATGTCTATTGAACTAAAAATGAACGAACGATTGTCAGCAAGATTGTCAAAAAACTTAGAAGGCTCAGCAGCTTTTGACCCTATGACAATTGCGACGTTGATCACAACAATTTTTTCTGCATTCGCAAATTGCAGAGACCGAAACACACCGACTGATGAAACTCCTGAAGGTCAAGTTGCTCGAATGCGTCAAATGTCAGACCGTCAACAGCGGCGAATTTTCAAAGCAAGGTTAATTAACGACAATTTTGAAGGTAAAGCAAAAGCTTGGAGAAAAGGCGGGGGAAGAGAACAACTTGAAGCAGCTATGTCTGAATTCAATTCAGCAACTGACGCTGAACTTGTTGAAGCTGTGATTGCAGCTAGAGCAGAACAGGCTTTAATTGAAAGCTAAACTCAAAGCTATTTCTATTATCTCAAAAACTAAAAATTAAACACTAAATTTCAAACTTCAAAAGGTGCAAAACCATGTTTCAAAGACTCACATTCGTCGCTGTCATGCTTTCGATTGTAATCAGCAATCAAACGTACGGTGACCTATTCCCCATCCAGAAAAACGAAGCTGAAGAAGTTAGCATGTTTCCAGATTTTGAAAGTTTGGAACTTGTAAAGGTGTCAGATGTTGTTCAAAAACCTAAAGCACCTGAATTTACTTTGAAAACAATTCGCGTTCCGATTGTCGGCACTGGGTGGGCAAGACAACCAATTTGTTCTGATCCAAATTGTGCGATGTGTTTCACACAATATCAAAATAAGACAATGAGAATTCAAAATCCTGATCCTCAAGCGTCAGCACCAACAACAGAACGTGATAACGCTTTAGCCCAACTAAAACTAACATCGAATGATGTGTTTGCTGATATAGGTTGTGGTGATGGAAATGTTTTAATTACAGCAGTGAAAAACTATGGTGTTAAGTCAGCTATTGGGATTGAAATTGATCCTGATAAAGTTAGTGAAGCCCGTTCCAATGTTCGTCGTGCTGGTTTAGAAAGTCGAATTCAAATTATTGAAGCTGATGCTGAAAAATTTGATCTTCAAAAGAATGATGTGACAGCAGCTTATGTTTATTTGTATCCTGATTTATTGAAGGCAATTGATTTTAGAGGCGTATCAAAAATTGTTTCAGTCTATCACGATATTCCAAATCTAAACACAAATAAGATTGGAAACAGTTATGTTTTTCAATCTAAAACTCAACGAACAAAACAGCCATCAGTTGCTGTTAATCAATCTATAACAAATCAAGTGCAAACTTCGTCTGGTCATTGGGAAAAGCGTTGTTATCGCGATAGACGTGGACGTGTTACAAGCTGTCAAATGGTTTGGGTTGCTAACTGAATTAAGAATTCGTTTTTGACCTGAAGCAAGAAGCGAAAAGGAAACAGGAAGTCATGCAAGCCGATAGCCAAATAGTCAACAGCATCTTAAAACAAATTAAAGAAGTTGATGACAAGGTTGACAATCAAGATGTCAGAATCAGTGTCATGGAAGCTAATTCAAATTCAACAGTGAAAAGAATTAACGGCTTAATAGCGGTTATAGCGTCCGTCGCTTTATTGTTTGCTCCTTGGATGTGGGCAATGCACGCTGATTTAGCCAAGACAACTGACCGTGTTGAAAATGGCGTTGCTCCTGCTCAATGGTTTCTTGACGATATGAGAGAGATCAAAACAAGACTTCGAACTATCGAGAAAAATCAGGAATGATTTGATGGCTAGTGTTATCAAAATAATTGGATCAAGAAAACTTAAACAACAACTTAAAAAGAAAATCACTAAAGCTCAAAAATCAAACACAAAAGATGTTATTGTTGGCTACTCAGCAGGATATGCCTTATACGTTCACGAAATGCCAATGGTGAATCAAGGTTCGCCAAGAACAGGAAAACGTGCTGATGGCTCAAAGCGAAAAGGCTTTTGGTGGGAGCCACTTGGCAAAGCTAAAAATAAATTTCTTGAAGACCCGGCAAGAGAAAATCGAAATGAAATTTCAGCTATTATCATCAATACCTACAAGCAAACAGGAAACATGTTGACGGCGTTGTTGCAAGCCGGGCTGTTTCTTCAACGTATCAGTCAAAAAATGGTTCCAGTCGATACTGGAAATCTGAAACAATCAGCCTTCACTGAACCCGTATCAAAAATATGAGTCGAGTTGAAGTTTCACAATCTGAAGCAGTCAAGCAATTACTGATTGATAATTCAATTGGAATTGAAGTTGTTGACAATGCTACAAATTGGGAAATTTTCACAAACTTCATGGGAAATACCCCTGATAATGCGTTGGCTCTTTTTGACCGCGAGCCTATTGCTAGTGGTGCTGATCAGTTTGGCGATATTAAAGAGAAGCTTGGAATTCAATTTTTGATTCGAGCAAAGACACCTGACCTTGGACACGTCAAAGCTAGATCAATTCGAAATTTTGTGGACACAATCAAACGTCAAGTTGTGACTGTTCAGGCAACTGATTATCTGATTCACGTTATCACTCGTGTCGGTGGTATTTTGCCAATCGGAAAAGAGCAAGGCAACGATAGACACCTTTGGTCAATCAATGCTCACGTTACAATCACCACCAATTGAAAGGTATTTTTTATGTCTGCTCCTGCATTCACAACACGTCAAGCACCTGCTGAAGCAAAGCTTGAAGATGGTTGGCAAACAAACATCATTTTTTCAGACGATCCTGATATTTCAATTTATGAAGACTCAATCCAAGCTCCCGGAATTGAGCTTCCTGAATTGATTGACACAACGACTCAGCTTAATGTGGCTTGGCAGACGTTCGCGATTCACTCGCTAAAACGATTAACTGAATCTAACGTCACAGCAGGCTATGCAGCGGCATCCTATCCACAACTGATTGCCATGATCGGAACACTTCAAGCGGTCACAATTCATTTTCCAAACGATTATGAAATGGCGTTTTGGGGCGTTTTACGGTCAGCACTTCCAAACGCTCTTGAGCGTGCTGGTTTTCCAACTGTCGCATTATTGGTAGGATGCACAAACACTGATACAGCAGGAGCAGAAGAAGGACCAGTGTTTCAACAAGGTTCAGGAACCTAAAAGAAACTTTCGGGGCGGGGTTGTTTGGTTTGTTGTTTGTTCGCTCAAATCAACAACCCCGTTTTTTTTTTTATTAACCAGCAAGGCAACCACTAATGCAACGTGAAAAAAAACGCTTATCAGTCTCAAAAGAGCTTTGGCAATATGAGATTGAAAACCCGGATACGGGTGACTTTGAACATTTCGTAATGAAACCAGCTTCAGGTGCTGATTCAACTTCATTTCGAAACATGATTATGAACAACGCAACGCTTGGGGCGTCTGGTCGTCCTGAACACGTTCAAAACCTCGCTGATGCCGAAACATTTCTTGTTTCAAGGTGTCTGTTTGTTGACCTTGAACCAGACGGAAAAGGCAAGCCGGGAACAAATGTTTCCATTGCTAAAATCAGCAAGTGGGATGCTCCTACTACAAAAGACCTTTATCAAGATTGTCGTGAAATTTCTAAGATGTCTGAGGCATCGAAAGAACGTGATTTACTTCTTGAAATGATGAACACACCGGGTTCACCAATCAATTTTCAACTTGTCCGGGCATGGATCAAAAGACAAGAAGATAAAACAAAATGGCGTGCTTTACTTCTTCTGTTTGAAGAAGAAACTGAATCAGTAAAAAACTAGCTGATCGACTTAGCCTTTGGCTGACTCTTGCCCACTCATGGGGTAAACCAGTCAGTCAAGTCATGGAAGAAATGACTGAATTTGAACGTGATGTTCACCTTCATCATTTGGCGAAAGTTGAACAAAAACCAAAAATGTCTGACTGGTATCAGATGCAAAACACGGCTTACCTATCAGCTATTTTACAAAAACCAACATTTCCAAAAGCAGGGCATAAAATACAAATACCAGCCTTAAAAACTTTTCGCTTAGATGAAGAAAATGAAAAAGGCTCCCATCCAGAAAACACGCCAAATGACGGAAAGGAACGGCGTAAAGGTTACACTGCTGACGAAGCAACAGCTTTATCTTTAGCAGCTTGGCGTCAACGGACTGGTCTTGATACTTGAAAGCTTTAGCTTATGGATACTGAACTTGAAAGAATGGTCATCCGTTTAATGGGTGACATTGGTGACTTTGAAAAGGATTTCAAAGTTGTCGATCAAGCCATTGATAATGTCCAAAAAGATTTTAATGATCTTGGAAAGACAGCAAATCAAGACATGAAGTCACTTGGCGACTCTTCAAAAGAAGCAAGCAACACAGCGTCATCAGGATTTGGAACAATCAAATCAGGTGCAAAATCTTTATTGGCTTCGCTTGGTCCAATTGCTGTTGCTTTGACTGGTATTGCTGGTATTGCTGGCTTTGCTGGAATAACATCTTCAGCTTATGAGTCAATTGATGCTCTAGCTAAGACATCCGACAAGCTTGGGATTGCAACAGAAGATTTAGCACGAATGCGTTTTGCTGCAAATCAATCTGGCGTGGCTTCTGAAGTGATGGATAAATCACTTGGAAGCTTGTCAAGAAAAATGCAGGAAGCAGCTAAGAACGGTGGTCCTGTTGCGGACACTTTGAAAAGTATTGGTTTGTCAGCCGATGAGCTAAAAAACAAAAGTCCTGTTGATGCTTTCAAAGACATCACCAAAGCAATGGAAGGCGTTGAAGGTCAAAACAAAAAAACAGCAATTGCTTTTCAATTGTTCGAAGAAGAAGGAACAGCACTTGTAAATACAATGGCGGGTGGTCTGGATGGATTAAACGCAAAGTTAGCTGAAGCTGAAGAACTCGGAATCGGACCATCACGCGAAGATGCTGCAAAGATCGAAGCAGCTAATGACGCTTGGGATGTGATGAAGGCGACTTTTTCAGAACTAACAAATACCCTTGCAATTGAACTAGCTCCTATGTTTATTTCAGTTGCTGAAGTTGGAAAAAATGTAGGTTTGTTTGCTTCAAAATCATTCAAAGCAATGATGCCAATTGTGCATCAGGTCATCAATGTTTTTGGTGCGATGTGGAACACTTTAACAGGCATGATTCAATCAGTGTTTGATTTTGGTTCCACTTGGGATTTTGTTTATAGCATCGTTCAGACTGTTTTTGATTTTGTTATTGACAGCTTGATTCTTGCTGAATTCGCTTGGCTAAATATGGGTTCGATTGGGGAACTAGCTTTCTTGAAAGTTCAACTTGCCGGACTTCAATTTTTTGAAGAAATGAGTCATTTCTTTACTAAAGTTCTTCCCGGCTACTTGAATTGGTTTTTGACTAATTGGACTCAAATTTGGTCTGAAGCTGGTGAATTTGCTTCGACCGTCGTCAGCAATTTAGCTAATAACGTCAAAGCTGGTCATCAAAAAACTGTTAATGCTTTGGCAAGCTTCACAGTTCAAGCAATGGGTTGGATTCAAGGACAAAGCCAACAACAGATTCAAGACACCCTTGACACCTTGGGTGAAATGCAAGATATGCAAAAGAAGTTTGACTTCAAAGGGCTGGCTGACGGCTTTGAATCAAAAATCACACTCCCTGAGATTCCAGAACGCGAACTTGGTGAATATGAAAAAGACTTGTTAAAACAAGTTAGCGATATGGAAAACACTTTGACTGATTCTCTTGGTGATTTTATGACCAAAAGAAAAGCAGACTTGGTTGATGAAGCTGGAAAAATAGCAAAAGAAATCAATTCAGCTTTGGGTGAAGAATCTAAAGCTATGCAAAACAGTGAAAGAAAAATTGATTTAGGCTTGACTGCTGAACAACAAAACGCAATTACAATTCAAGGTGACGGAAATGACCCCAACCAGAAAACAGCGGACAACACAAAAATAATCGCTGATGAAACCAAAAAACAAACTGATTTTATTCGCGATACAAGAGACGATAATCGAAAAATGGTTACGTTCTTTAGCAATCAAACAGCAACTCAAATTCCTTAGAAAAAAGCTATGTCTCTAATCGGTATTGGTTTGAAAATGGGTGGCGATGACTCTGATTACAGTGTCAATAGCTGGACGCATCGCTATCGTTATCTCGCTGAATCAAATAATCGATACGACACGCCAACATCAATTTTCTTTGATCGTTTAGTTCCACAAATCGGAACCATTGACCGTTACTCAAATAACGCGGTCATTACAAATGTCAAACCAAAACGAAGTTCAGAATCTAATTTTCTTTGGGACATCGAAGTAACAGCTTCAAGCCTTGACGCTGATAATCCAGCAATTAACCCACTAGATGAACCTGCTATTATTGTTCCATTTAGTGAACAGACAACAGAGCTAACATATCGAGACCGTGAAAATAAATGGATTCGAAATAAAGCAGGAACAATTATTCCTGTTCAAAGAAAAGTTTCAAACTGGATTTTCTCAGTCAAAAAGAATTTACCTTTTTTGCCTGATTA